CTTTAACAGGAGCAATGTATGGTCAGGCAAAGGTTATCGATTCACCAACTATAAAACAACTACCTGAAAAGAATGGTGGTGTGATAGATGTAGTTCCAAAAGAAGTTAAACCTGAAAAGAATGGTGGTGTGATAGATGTAGTTCCAAAAGAAGTTAAACCAGCTAGTAAAGAAGCAGAGCTAGAGTATAGCAGACTTCTGAGCAAACAGATGGAACTTCTCGAACGAATTGAAGAAAATACTAGACCAAAAGAAATAAAAGCACAAAAAACAGAAGAACAAGGTGGGTTTGGATTAGGTGGTCTTCTTTCTGCAATCGCAATCGCAGCTGGCACTGTTGCTGGGTTGGTTTCTGCTTGGGTCAAGACTGTTAAATTCTTCGTTACAGGTATCGGATTAGCTATTGAAAAAACAGTTGTGTTTCTTTCAAGATGGTTTCCTTCTCTACGAAAAATACTTTTTAACATCGAGGTAACTTTTACACTGCTTGTTGAAAGTATGAAAAATATTTTCAAAAATGCAGTAGGTTCAGTGCGTAATGTATTCAGTAATCTTGCTGGTAATATCGCTAATGTGTTTAAGGGTGCAATAGATTACTTTAAAGGTATTCTTGGTGAAGGTTCTGCAATTGGTAAAATAATCACATCGATTAGAACAGCAGTCACAAACTTTATCACACCGATCATTGAAGGTTTCAAAGTAATGACTGAAACCAGTGGTCCAATCGCAAAGTTTGTTGGAATGATACGCAGTGGTATTACTGCAGTGTTTGAATGGTTCGGTGGTATCGGAAGATTCTTTGCAGAGATGGGTTCTAAACTATCAGTGTTCGGTAAACTATTTGGTGCAGTGTCGGCAGTTGTGTCAAAGATCGCATTTCCACTTATGGTAATTATGGCTGTATGGGATACAATCAAAGGTGCTATGAAAGGATGGGAAGAGGGTGGTTTAGTTGGTGCTATCGGTGGTGCAATTAAAGGACTATTTTCTTCTCTTGTTGGTGGTGTACTAGATTTAATTAAGGGTGCTATCTCTTGGATTGCTGGCGCACTAGGATTTGATGCAGTAGAGAAATTCTTAGATTCATTCTCATTCTCTGACTTGTTCGGAGATCTTGTTGATGTGATTATGTTTATTCCAAAACAGATTCAAAACTTCATTATGAGTCCTATTGAGACCATGAAGAAGTTAGCAAATATTCTCGGTGAATTGTGGGAGCCAGTTAAAGAAGCAATGGGAACATTGTTTGATGCTATTCTCTGGTTACCAAAACAGTTATTTGGCTTGATCACTGATTATGTTGTTGATCCACTACTAAATGCATTTAAACCAGTCACCAATTTCTTTAAAGGATTGGCTGATAAAATCTTAAGTATATTTGAAGATTTTGGATTACCAGAAATTGGTTTCTCTGTACTCGGTAAAAAATTCTCTATTGGTCCATGGTATCCATTCCGTCCAGAAGAAGGCACAGTAAAAGTTTCTGGTAATGAACAGATGGCTCAATCCTCTGGTAATGCTGGTGAGGTGAGCAACTATAGTAAGAACATAGTAACAAGTGGAACTACAGGCGAAGTCAACAGAAGAACTGGTAAGAAAGAATCAGATGAAACCAGAGTTCTAACCACTACTGAAAAAGTTGGCAAAGACGGTAAAGCAGTAATAAAAGAAGACTTTGCTACTTTCGATCCAAAGACTGGTAAAGCAATGCTTGCTGGCGATGCAGCAGGTAAAGATGGATCCAGAGAAATTAGTAAACGTGCTTTTGATCAAATTAAATCAGCTGCACAAAAGGGTACTGACAACGATAAGATTGCTGAAATCGTTAAAGAAGATGATGCATATCAGAAACTTAGTTTCTTTGATAGACGTAAGGTTGATGTTGGTTATGCTAAGGCATCTGATTTACTCGCTGCATCTAAACCAACTTCTGCAGATACATTAACTAAAAAATCAAGTGAAACTGCTGCAATGAAAGAAGCACCTACAGCACCAGCAGGAAATACTATCGTTTCTGCTCCAACAGTCAATAACACAACTAAGCAAACAAACGTAGTTCGTGTCCCAGTAAGAAACAGCGACAACTCTGTTTCGTCTTGGCTACAATCCAGATACACTGGATAAAACAAAAGGGGATCCGAAGATCCCCTTTTTTATGTAGCGAAGTATAGACGATTAGTCTTCTTTCGCAATCTTCTCAAAGTAAGACATAACATCATCGTCATCATCATCAACTGATGATGACTTTGGTGCTGGTGCAGGTTTAGATGCCATCTTAGGTGCAGAGGCAACTGGACGATCTTCATCTTCTGCAATTTCAGCAGCAGACTTACTCGCAAAACTATCACCAGAAAGAACCTCATTGAGTTTCTTCTTCAACTCATCGTAAGACTTAAAGTTTTTACGATCAGTGAATTCAGAAAGTTTATTCTGAGCAGAAACAATCTTCAACAGAGAGTTTTCATCATCAGAAACTACACATGGATCAGTGAACACAGATTCGTCATAGTTCGCATAGCCATCTTTCTTACGCATGCGAAGTTTAAAGTTCGCACCTTCCCACAGATCAAAAACATTCACTGGCTTTTCGTCTTCAAAAGTCGGACGAGCCTTGTCCATAATCTTATCAAAGATTTTCTTGCCAAACTTAAACAAGAATACTTTACCCTCATTCTCAGGATGCTTAGGATCGCTGACAACAAGAATGTTAGCAATAAAAGAAAGTTTACGCTTTTGTTTACGTGCAATTTCTTTGTTTGCTTCGGAACCACTGTTCCAGAGTTGAGTGTTTAGTTCACCAACTGGATCATTTTCACTAAGAGTGGTCAAAGAGTTTTCGATGTACCACTTTCCAGTTGGTCCTTGGAAACCATGACTGAAAATGCGAACCCATGGCAGATCGTCACCTTCTACACGTGGCAGAAAGCGAATGGTTGCTGTACCATTACCTGCCTTATCACCTTCCAATCGCCAAAAGCGATCATCGGCATAAGACTTAGTTTCTGTTTGGGGATTTGCAATCTTATCGAATGCTTGAGAGATTTGACCGAAGTCAGAGTTACGCATTTTGCGTAGAGTTTGAATATCCATTGTATTTCCTTTCGTATTTACGGAGTATCGTTTGTATCTTTAGTATGTTCAATTGTTATGTCATCACTAATTTCAATCGCATCATCAAATGGATCGTAATCATCAAATTCATAATCTTCTTCAACATAACTATTTAGCGTTTTCATACCTCCACCCTTTTTATTATTAGAGTGTTTGGTATGTTTTCCAGATCGCCCACTGGATTGCTCATCATCATAACGATGATTAGGTTTCTTGTAAGTCTTACCCATGATTAGTTTGCAACTTCTTCTAAGAAGTGATTAAAGATTTTTTCTACCTTTAGTTTATCGTATTTAACAAAGCCAGTCAACTTTGTAATCCGACGCATCTCGTTTTCCCAGATATATTTTACCGATAGATTTTCCTTCCACTTATCAATAATACCTGTAAAGTCATCAATGATTCTTAGTGTTTCTATTGCAAGTTTACCACCAACAAACATGTTCAATGCAACAGGGTATTCGTTATCAGTAAATTCAAAAAGTGCTGTGTGTTTTAGTCTGTTAGTTTCAACGTAGGTTAAGAGTTTTGCGAGATCATCTATGACTATCTTTGTAATACTCTGTTTCCTACGAATCCATTCTGTATAGTTTTCTTCTGCTTCCTGCCCAGCATAGATTGCATTATCGCTACCATATGCAAAGTTGGCAACAAAGAACTGAATGATATCTTTATCATCTGAGTATTTGTTTGCTAACTTCTCGAATATGTATCTATCATTTCTAGCATTAAATGCTTCACGAGTACCACGAACATTTCCACGATTCTGGAACACATTAAATTTATCGGTGGTGAAGTGAAGTTTAATCGCTAGGTAGTAACGATATGCTTTAAATCCGTCCATTCTTATATGCTTCACTACGAAGTTTGCGACACTCTTCTCTTACTTGCGGAGGGAAGTCGGGAGATATTTCTGAGATAGTACAATCATACCATTTACCCGCAGGTACTATTTTATTAAAAGAAAGTACCAGTGCAGTAACTGCACCAATAAACATCAAAACTAATAGTATATCAATCCAAATTTTAGACATCTAGTTGCGCTTGTTTTGGTAAATAATTTAATTCACGAAAATTCATTTCGATTTTATCTTTAAGGGATTTGTTAATTAACGATGCGATATCTTCTGGCTCAAGATAGTTCTCTTTACAATAGTCAAGTACCGCATCCATATAGGACATCTTTTTATTACGAACGATCTGCTCAATATGCATCGAAAAATCGTTTGCTGTTTTAAACATAGTGTTCCTTCTTTAACCAATACTCATTAGCCCTAATTTCGTAACTGACTTTATCATACTCTTTAAGTTTAGCCTTATAAAGTTTCCAGATGGGAGTATCGGTCTTATCTGAATCCATCTGTCTTTCAAACTTTTCCAAGTACATGGAGAAGAATTTATCTAATTTCATCTTTTGCAAGACGAGTTCATTTTGTTTTTCAATTCTAGTCATGATGCTATTATACCTTAATTAATATTGGAAGGCAAGTCGCCTTTGTAAAATGCAACATCAATTGCAAGTCGTTCATTCTCATTTATCAGTGCTTCGTTTTCTCGTTGCAATTTGGCAATTCGTTCACGCATACACTGCGACTCTTTGTAAAACCGAGAATTCAATATCTCTATCTGTGACTCTTTCTCGCAACATTTAACACAGAACTCACTCATAACTTCTCCTTGATCCACTGAATCACTGCTTTAGCATCAGAGAGATCTGACTTGTCTACTGCTTCATCAATATAATCGAGTTGAATAGTATGAAGGTCATCCAACAGTTGATCAATGATAACTCGATTGTCTACCTTGTAGGTAATCCTACTGTATGGACGATGTGGTTGATTGTAGTTCATTATCCTCTCCTCATAGTTGCAATTTCAATCGAGTGCAAGGTGCACCAGTAAATGGAAGACTTGGAATCTTAGGCGTCTCACGACGAGCAGGTACTCCAAGTGAGTATGAAAATCCGTCACCCTTCCGTGCAGGCACAGGTTTCTTCGGTTCATACTTCTTCATCATGGCTTCCCATGATGCCTGCAACTCTCGTTGCTTGGCTGTTTGCTTACGCTTTTTAGACTTTCCAAGGGATGTATGTATCATTTGCATAATATAATTATACTCCAATTATGAATTAAAGGCAAGGATTACCAGCTAGATTGATAATAAAAATCTGCCTTTGTAAATGCAGGGTCGAGGAGAATCTTCTCTAGCCTATCTACAGTGTATTGCAACTGATCTAAGTACCAATCGTCATAATCAGTAGAACCAAAGAAGAAACCATTACGTGTAGGTAGCAAATTTTGTGCTTTCTCGGGAACACTAATGATTTGTTTGCATATATCAATCAGTTCTTGCAACTGCTCACGACTGACCCATGCTTCTTGACACTCATCAACACCATCTTGAACATTCTGAACAAACCAGTCATGGATGGCATTGGCTTTACGCCAATATGCAACTCGAAACTTAACTTCTTCTGCTCCATAATCTTCATCTTCAATACCAACAATACCAAAGATGTCATTGACCTTCTTAATCTTATTCTTTCTTCGCTTTACCTTTGGCTTTGAGACCAACGATAACACCCTTTGGATCCAAGAAACGCAGATCGGTTTCATCACCATTGATGACTGGACGACCAAGATATGTCTCTGGCACTTTGTGGAATACAGCTGCAACATTCATGCCATTTGATATTGCAATTCGAACATCCATATCGTTGCCATCTGCTTTAGAGAAAGTCAGGTGGTAGTTAGGAATGTGCTTTACTTTACGATTGTTTACTTTGGTGTAGTCATAGAACTGCACATCAGGGAACATTTGGAAAATGTTTTTACCATCTTGTACTTCGTACTTCTCCCATGAGAGATCTGAAGTGCCATTAAGACGGAAGACAGGAATCAGTCCCTGTTTTTCTGCTTTCTTAATAGTCTTACGAATTTCAACAAGCAACTCAAGAAGAAATGCTGGACGATTTTCGAAGAATGATTTGGTCTTACGAATTCGTGCTTGCTGAATCACATTAGTGGTTTCACCTTTCTTGAAGATGCCACCACGACCAGCAGTGTTCAAACATGCAGCAGTGCAACCAGCTGTTCGTTTGGGGCACACTTCTTTACCTGACAAATTTGCAGGTGCTAAGTGCAGGACTGAAGACAAATAACCTTTCTTCTGACCTTTCAACAACTTTGGGTTTCCAACTGTAAGCAGACTCATAATTTAAGACTCCATTTCAACGATATAAGATTATTATACGCTAAAGTGGAATAAAAGACAACCCCCTAGAATGCCTGTATCCTAGAGGGTTATCCGAGTAAGTAAGTACTTACTTACCTGTTTTCACAGGGGCAGTTTGATGGGATGCAGCGTATGCAATACAAACATTATCGTGTGCATTAGCATAGGCACAACGAACAGCAATAGGGTCAATTCCCTTAACGATTGCAGACTCTACATTTTTCTCAACGGATTTCAATTCACTGTAATGATAAAATACTACAGAAACAATAAGTGTAACGATCGAGATCAATAGTGAAACAACAAATACAGTATCATGCATAATAAACTCCTTTAATTTACCAAGTACCATCATCTATAACTCCACGAACCCAAAATGGTCCAACTGAAATCATAAATCCATAATTTTTGGGATTAGACTCATCAGGTTTGATCCTTTGAATCTTAAACTCCCAATGATAAGGATTCAATACGAATCCCATCCACATTCCAGAAAACTTAAGATAGTTCTTTAACATCATCGCATAGTCCTAACTTTTTAGATTCGAGTGGACTTAACCAAATGTCCTGCGGTGGCAAAAGAACTTCTCTAATTTTTGCGTCCGTAAGACCAGTGCACTTTTTATAATGCTGTATCATTTTCTTAGTGGTTAAATCAAACTCTTTTACTGTTGCAAATAGTTCGTGTTCTTTACCAAACGCACCCCAAGAATATTGGTGTGACAGAATAGAAGTGTTTGGTGTAAGAATACGCTTCCCTTTATCTCCAGCAATGAAAATCATAAGTCCAGCAGAAGCAATCTGCCCCAATCCAATAGTACGAATTGGTATTGCTGAACCTCTCATTGTATCAATCAGTGCAAACGCTGCATTCAAGTCACCACCTGGAGAACAGATGATTAGATTTAATAAATCTGGTCTTTCTTCTACAAAGTTTGCTTCAAATATCCATTCAACTACTGGCTTCACAGTTGCTAATGATATATCATCCATGAGCAAGTAAAACGAGTGTTGTGAACTCTCTTGCTCTTTAAGCTGAATGTTCAATTTGTTCATCATTATAGTTTCGCCTTTTCTTTATAAAAAATATGTCGTCCTACCACTGCAGTTCTTTCTAAACCTTTCCAATTTGGTCTAACATAATCAGCGTGATAAAACAGTGCACCATCTGTAAAGTCTTTCATTCTTTCGTAGTTTGCATAGACATACAATGCAATCTCTTTAGAATTCTCATATGCTTGTTTGCTTCTGTTGGTGATTTTATTTTCACACCACCATGTGAACTGACATGTAGAGTTTAACTTTTGTTTCACTACAGAGCAAATATCTTTTGGGTATCTTGGGTCTTGCACTCGATTTAATGTAACCAGTGCAACTGCGACCTTACCAGAATCAGGTTCATAACCTGCCTCGTGATAGATGTTATCGGCTAAGCATTCAACTTGCGTTCTAGCATCTTTTGTTAAATGGGTCAATTCAACAGTAATAACTCTTTCGCTTGAGGATGTTGTTGAAATAAAAAATCCAAAACTTACTAGTAATAATGTGATTAACGTATACAATCGTATTCGCATATTGATCTCCTTAAATCAGTTAGAGACAGAGGAATGCAATATCCCTCTGTCTGATCCCTATCAGGTGGACTTTTTGCTAGTCTTTTCTAATGTGTTGGTGGGAATATTTGAAACAAAACCATTCAAGACCTGAGCCTTGCGAATCTCGAACGGGGTCAAGTTACTCATGTTTTACTCCTTGTGTGTAATGAGTTGTGTGTAATGAAGGTTTTATTGGGATCCTTCAACCCACTGTGTATAATTATTTAGGAAAGATTATTTCTTTTCTTCAGCTTTTTTCTTTGGTGTTGGCTTTGGAGAATCTGGTAGTGGTGGACACTTACCATTCTTATCTTTCTTTACGCAGTTTGTGTTTTCTGCTGGCTTTACATCTTTCTTTGGTGCATCAGCTGCAAAAGATGCAGTTGCAAACGCTAGTGCTACTGCTGTGATTAATGCTTTCATTTAGGATCTCCTATAAAATTAAATTTAACCTGTGAGTTTTTAGCCATGAGTTCATACCATCTTGCTCGCCAAACACTCACATTCTTACTCATGTCTACTGATCTTCCATCTACATATTGGTGCGTATAACTTTCAGTGTTATTCGTAAACCAAGAATCACAACCATAGATATTTATCTCAGTAGAACCAAGTTCTAATAACTTTCTACATGCTGCATGTCCAGCAGAATCATACTCTGGATATGGATCAAACATACCAATAATTTGTCCAATTAGTTTGTTTCTAAATTTCATCGGACACTCAAGCCATGCTTTTCTGCTCACAATTATAAAACATGTTGAGTCAAACTTCTCAAGAACACCAACATCCATAACAACTGTAGAGTTTACCCTAGTCCACGGAATGTTACATCCGATAATATACTTATACGATTCGTCTGACTGGTATAACTCTCTACTTGGTCCATTGCAGAGAAGTGCAGTTTTCATTTCTTCATCTTCACTTTATTGTCAATGAGTATCGCAGTATTCTTACAATCCCCATAAACAAACATAAGTGTTAGCAACTTAGCGTGGGGTAATGTTTTCTCGATCCACCAGTCAATAGATTTTAAAGTCACATGTGCATTTCTTCCGTCTGGTAGAAATGAATCTGCCAACTTGTTACATATACCAAGATAAACAAATTTGTCTGCTTTAGAATATATTTCTTTTATAACAGAATCAACATCTTCTTCTTCAACATGTTCCAACACATCAGTGCAAATTACTGCATCAAAGTTTTTAGAAGGTAGTGTTGAATATTCTTCTACTGCTGGGTCATAGAGAGATGGTATAATACCAAAGAAATGAGTTTCATGGATATTCTCTTTATGATATTGTATCCCTTTACCGCATCCATAATCTAAAATAGATTCACACTTCGACAAACTCAAGTACTGTCGAATATTTTCCTTGTGTATAGTTAAGGCTGAACCAGCATAAAGATTTTCGTCTTTATGCATTTGTTTATATTGTTCTACTAACTCATACATTGTCAACTACAGCAACAATATTTTCTTCTTTAATCATAACACGTTGATTACCATCTATAGTAACAACTTGTGCTTTGTTCCACTCAAGATAAATGACATCGCCAACTTTGACATCCTTTACATCTGGTCCAATCGCTAAAACAGTTCCAGTTTTGGACTCACCTAATCCACCTGCACCTTCAATTACGATACCACTCGCAGTAGTATTTTCTTTCTTGTTCTCTGCTACAAGAACTTTATCTTTCAATGGCAATACAGTCATATAATCCTCAGTGAATAAAATTAATGGTAGGTTATTAAGGAAACCTACCAAAACCTATTTGCTAATTATTTCTTAGCGTCTGCCTTTGGAGCATCTTTCTTAGCATCAGTCTTAGGGGTTTCCTTTTTGACTTCAGCTTTAGGTGCATCTTTCTTAGCAGGTTCTGCAGCAAATGCAGAGAATGCGAACAAACTAGAAACTAAAAGAGTAATAACGGATTTCATAGAATTTCCTTTTTGATTAAAATTAAAAACAAACTTCCTCTTATTAGATTCGTCACTTTCGATACAGTCCAAGGCATTCACTGAGAATGCGGGTGCTGTCACCAAGCAAAGACTAACTAATTCGTGGTAGGTTATTCTGTTACGAGGAAACCTACCGAAACCCTAAGCAGTGTTTAGGCTGCTAATGCGAACTGTGCGTCGTTTGCGTTTACGTTGTTTACTTTTTACGACTCTCTGTGTCGTGCTGTCCACTCTGTTACTCATTGCCCTGTCGAAACCTAGTCACCCCCATCATAAGAAAACTAATGCAAAGATTACTAACAAGTAACATGTTAGTAAAACTTTAACTCTTCGTATATCATCCCATGTCATAGTTCTCTTATGGTGGAGGTGGAGGGAATCGAACCCTCGTCCAGAACACCTTTCTCATTGCTTCATACAGCAATTCTTACGATAAGATTAAAATAATTATAATTACAATTATTATAAACCCTATCAAAAATCTAGTAAGATCGTCATCCATATTATCTATTATACACCATACTTGTTCTTATAGTCAAGTCTTAATTTTTTAAATCCTGCAATCCAGTTATCACGTTTCTCAATAAACCATCTTGGATCATCGTTTTCAACTGCCATGATAACAACCATTCGATCAACTGCAATTCCAGTTCTCTCTTCAAACGCAACTGCATATGCTGCAGTTTGCATAAAGTAGTTATGAATATCATCACGATCTTTTGGTCGAGATGATGTCTTAAAATCTATGACACTAAGTCTACCTTGATATTCTGCGATGCAGTCAACTGTTCCTGCCACCTGTAGGTGGTCACAATAGAGCGGATCTTCCAAGCAGTGAATGTTGTCGATGTCATCGAGCATTGGTCTGATGGAATTGAACATCTCTGCATGAAAGATATCTGGTTCATCAAGTTCTCCACGCAGATAGTCTTCGCAGAGTTTGTGAATTTTTGTTCCTCTGTTTGCTGCTCTGGTAGAGATTCTTGTTGCTTCTTCTTCTCCGACTCGCTTTCGCCATTCCATGATTGCCTTTTTTGTGTGCAATCCTGTAATCGTTGTGACGCTTGGATAGGCAAAACCCGATGGTGTTTTGTATAAACGAGTTCCATCGGGTTTGGTGTCACGTTCAAGTTTGGGTAAATCATGATGTATAAATGTTTTCATTATCCGTGCAATAAGTGCATTGCTTCCTCATAGTGTTTAATACGATCTTCAAGACCAATAAAACCACCATTGATTTTACGAGTCATTGTCTTAATATCGCCAGCATCTGCTTCACGATTTAGTTTGTTCTTGTTCCAGAACCAGATTGCAGACATCAAAGCAAAGTCACGATCTGCATTTACCCAGTCTGGATTATCAAAAAGATTTTGCCAGTCATCAAACATCTCTTGAGCAAATGCACGATAGTTATCTTTTCCAGTCAACTGGATTGGTCCACGTCCACGATACTTCCATCCATCACCAGACGCTTCTGGACCATTGCCCATGCGACCACCATAAACACGATTAGCAATCTTCTGTGGTTGTCTTGCATACTGATTAGCGAGATCTTCAGTAGGGAAATACTTTTTGAAGATTCCCATCAATCCCTTTGCAGAGTAATTTAAGTTTTCTTCGAACACTGTCCATCCACCAGACTCATGTCCACACTGTGCAAGAAATGCAGCAATTCTTTTTGGTGTGTTAAGGTCATATGTTGGGAATACATTGTTCATTGAGTTAACCCATCCCTGTGGGTCTTGTGCTCTTGGGAATAAGTGAGCAAATTGTTCAGCTGTTAGCATTTGGTTTTCCTTCTACAATATCTTCGTATTTTAGTTTAGCCAAGATATAATCTTTGACCAAACTGCTTCTCACGATATCGTCTGGAGTAAATTCAATACGAGTAAATGCACCCATATGCTGCGCAATATCAAAAAACTTCAATAGACCAGACTTGTCATTATTTTTTCTTAAATCGGTTTGGCGATAATCACCACACCAAATAATCTTAGAGCGATAACCAACACGAGTCATCACAGTATCAATCTCTTCAAAATTCATATTCTGCATTTCGTCAACGATAATAATTGCATCATCAAACGACATACCACGAATAAATGATGTAGAGATAAATTCAATATGGTGTTGTTCTTCTAATCTATCCCATGCATCTTTGCGAGCAAATAATGTTTCGCAGATTTGACGATATGGTTGTTGATAGATTTCCATCTTCTCTGAAACATCTCCTGGAAGATGACCAATCTCTCTTGATTGTACTGCAGATCTTACTACAATAATTTTATTAAACGTATTACTTTTATCTAATACTTCTTCAATTGCTTTATATAAAGCGATAAATGTTTTACCTGTTCCAGCTACTCCGTGTAATGCTACAAAATAATCCTGTCGTTTATAAGTATCAAAAAACTTTTTCTGATTTTCTGTTAATGGTTGAAAAGTTTTTAGGTCATCAAGTCGTAATCTTAGTTGATTGTTTGGTTTTCTTGGTTCACGTGGTTCATTATTATCAACGACTGCGAGTGCAGCGTTTGGTTTTCGAGCCATGCGGACTCCTTTATAGTTGCGATGATGATTTATCTAATTGACTTCCTGGAGTTTTTTCGTGTATTCGCTGTAGCACCTCCTTAAACCCTGTGTCTTTTTTAAGAGTTACATGATCGCCAGTGAATGCTGGCGCAGAAGTATGAATCTGCTCGATATGTGGGTTTTGTTGTAGGTATTCTTCTCTTCCTGTAAAGGAAAGAAACTTCTCAAATTCAAAACCTGTCTGTTTATCTCGAAATGAATATGTAGGCATAACTGTATTTATAAAGAAATCATTCTGAATCGAACTTTACTGTTCTTCTTATCTATCTGTGCAATAGGTTTATGATTCTGTTCTTTCCACGCTTGAACATACCACTCTGGAATCGGACGATTAGTCCACACTGCAAAAGGTTGTTTCGCACCGATGTAATAATTGTGATATGCTTGAATAGAATTTCCTGGAACCTTATATTGATCTGGCATACACTGTGGCATCGCATCTGCTATTGTAGATGGAATCTTGCTCGGTGGAGAAGAAAGATATGGAATTAACTTTTCTGCAACGTGATGTTTTCCATAACGAAATGTATATTCTCGCATTAGATCTCGCCAAAGATTATACAACCACCAATAATTATCTAGCGATTGACGACACCACATACCTGATGGGTGCTTCATATGTGATGCCATATACAAACCAGTCTCACGTTCATCTGGTAGTAACCAACGCATGGCTTTGCGAGTGCCACTTACTGTACGACCCTCATACTCTGTGCCATCGAGAAGACGATGAGCAGTGGAAAGAAGTTGTGCATATTCGAGAATCATCTTGACAACGTGTTTGTCTAGATGTTGCTTGGCACATTCTTTAGTATCAGGGTGTAAGTAAAATATATTCATAATTTATGTTTTTTTAAATATTCAATAGCGTTTTGCATTCTTTCTATACTATCATTAAAATTACCAAGACCAAGATTACATTTTCTACACAACCATCCTCTAAAAGTTAATGTTTGGTGATCGTGGTCACATACCCATGGAGAAACAACTTTAGTGACATGTTGTACTGTTGAATTTAATTCATCTGCAGAACACCCACATATTTCACAACAATGATCATCTTCTGGCGGTGGTGCATTTTTCTTTACAGCATTAGCACCTTTGCGATATTCTGCATCACATTCTTTACACCATGATCGAAGTTTGTTACCTCCACTGTCGTTACCAAAAGCACTTAATGGTAAAGATCGTTTACAACAATTACAATTCTTATGTTGCTCAACAATTGGTTCACCGTAAATATCTAAATTTATCATAACATACGTATCAAACCAACTGTATCAATTGTAGTCAACAAGATGTAGTTAGCCAACATGCCAAAAGATTTCCTAGTATAAGCAGCCCAAGCATACATAGCACAGCCAAGGATCCAGATAGGATATAGTATAAGTAGGGGAGGAGTGGGGACTGTGAGAGCCATTGTGATCGAGCAACCAATGCTGATAGCCCAAGCCAACAACTCAATAAAAAACCTAAAAGGATGGCTATTCCAGTCATCTTTTATCCATTCAAACGTAGTGCGTAGTAAGTCATTCATACATTCCTTCTCGTAGTGCATGTAATGCACGTATCTGTAAAATTGTTGAGTCTAAAATTCGAATAGACTCACTGGCATGGTTATGGAGTATGCCGTGTCCTCCACTTGCGATAAATGGACCAATGCATCCTGGAGAATCATCAATTAAGATTGACTCTGGTGTTGCGTACTGTGCCTTTTCTGACTTAGTACGAACAAAATTTGGTTTGTAAGGAATGTTATGCTTATCAAGCCAGTGCATTTTCTGTAACTTTGCTTGTAAACCACGTGTTGTTTCAAAAGTACCCATTGAAGTAAGAATTTCAACACGAACATCATGCAATCTTGACACATGATTCAACAATTCTTGTGCATCAGGCATGAATTCTAAGTCCTCGAAGATGCGATGAAGCATTACAGCATCACGAAAACGCACTCGATCCTCTTTATGAGGATCTAACTGACGATATGCCTTGTCAAAATTGGCAAGAACTCCGTCCATATCAAGGTAAAGTGTAATCATAATCATATTATACATCAAAAATTGTTGCAAAACAACAATTATTTTACAAATTTTGCAAAATCTGGTGGTTTCCAACCCTCTGGCTTGAGAATTTTACCGTCTTCACGCTTAATAACCCTGCCAGTCACCTTGTCAATCTTGGATAAATTGGATTTTGCACCCTCATCCCAAAGTTCTCCACAATCCCAGCCACGAGATTTCATGTAACCAACAATCACCCACATTAAATCAAAGCATGCATCACAAATTTCAGCGTCATCAGACACTGCTTCAGCGTCCATTAACTCAGAAAACTCTTCTTGAATGAGTTTCATATACAAATCTGACTGATCTGAACGATTTGCATTGAATGGTGGAATGGTTTGTCCTGCTGCAATCATGAAAACATGCACATCTGTAAAGACTTTACTCATTTGTTTCTTTCTATATCAAAATAAGATTCGCTGTGTTGAACGTCGTCATGCATTTCATAATCAGCAAGAGTTGATCCACCACCAAAGTCGCTATAATCATCAACAACATAGTCAAGAGTTCCTGGAGGTGGCATGTAACCACAACCACGAATAAAAAGATCAACGTGTTCGAGAACATCGTTTAGTCCATCAACATAAAATTCATAGGTAATTTTACTACCATCAGGTTTACCGTAGATATCTGTGTGCTCACCAATAAGTGTAAATTTTGGCATATCAATCGTGCTCCATTATTGACCATTTTAACATTCTAAGTTCTTCCTTTAGCTCTCGATTCTCATGCTCAAGTTTATTAATCTTTTGCATTAGTGAAACAATTGCTTCTTCCTGATCACTCAGTGGCATTTTCAGTAGTTCCATCGTCTTTCTTTCGTAGAGACCAAGATCCATTTTGCATATCCTCCCAAATTAATACATCACCAATATCCCATCCCATCTGATTTAGACAATCAGTAGGAATTGGCATTAGCAAGTCACCTGTTTCTGGATCTTCCTCCAGAGTAATTTTCCAGCTATTCATATTTCAACTCCAGCCAGTTTGTATCTTCTGGCATTATCTCGATCGCCACGCCACTCTTTGCAGCGTTATTAATCATATTGTTAAGGACACCTTGTCCATACATGTTCGTGCCATAAAGATTCTTATGGCACTCATAGACAGAACCAGAAGAACCTTCGAAGGAATAGACTTCTCCTCCGAAAAATGCTCGAGTGATGCCACTGTTTAACTTCCAAGAATCAGATCCTGTGTATCCACCATACCAGCAAGCAAAGACTTTGTAGATTGTCTCCACATTGTCTCTGCTAATCTTGACAACGACCCACTTGTCTGGGATATACTCACTCATACTTCTACTACCTTGAGTTCAAAACGATCTGCACGTTCTTCATAGCCATCATAGCCACGAGGATTGCAGACTACACGTGTAGAACCAAGCATGTAGTCAAAGTCTTCGTGAGTGTGTCCATGAGTCCACAACTTAATCATACGACGATCCAGAATAAACTCACTGAGATCGCTACTATAGCCACCATTCATTAGTGTCTCATCTTTGTAACGAGGATGAGTCGATAACTTACTCGGTGCATGATGACCAATCACAACAATCTTCGTGGACGGATCTGTCTCAGCAACAGTCTTCTCAATAAAACTTTTCATCGCCTTATGATCTTCGACTGCATCTTCTGGCGACCATGTTGCTGGTTCAGACTTCATCTTTATACCACTCTGAACTATACGATTGATTCCATCCACAGTTTCAGTGACGTAATTACCATTCTCGTCTTTCTGATAGATGGGTACTTTACGTGACACAGTGCGATTGCTATTCGAGCAAATACGAAAATCATTCATCATACCACGAATGTGTGCAAGAGTAATTGGATCTTCGTTATTCATATCAGTCCATAGCGTACCACCGATAAAGCGAATCCCATCGATATCAACAAACTCTTTATCGAGCAGTCGTACATTACTCAGCATATGTGACTCTAGCATAGAGCGAATCTTACTTGCACTGGTCGCAACATCACCATGATAGTGCTCATGATTTCCCATTACATAGAGAACATGGGGGAACTGAAACGAACAACGCTTGAAGAAGTCCACGATGCGATTACTACGTGCACCCTCCATAAAGTTATTTGGATCTGGCTTACCAATATCTGCTGCAACACAGATATCGCCAGAGAGAATGAGAACATCTATATCGTGTTCATTCTTTAGATGTAGATCTCCGAACTCTAGATGCAGATCGGAGCAGACTGCGACTTTCATTTTCTTTCCTTATAGTATCGATACAATTTTACATAGTATGCAAATCTTCGTGGTTCTTGTTCTGGGTTGGGTAGTGTGCCGAAATACTCTAGCATCTCGTTATACATTTTTAATACTTCATCATCCGTCATTTATAGGGATTCTCTGGATTGCGAACTGGAGTACACTTTATACCACATTTCTTCTCAATCGTTGTTGTGTTAATGTTTACATCCTTCATATGAATAGAGTGATCATAGGTGGTGCAACCAGTCAGCAGAAAACAAAGAAGAAAGATTCTACTCATAGTCTCCACCAAAGAATTTCACAAGCACTTTTAATGCAGGGATATATTCACCACGACTCTTTAATACATCTTCGGGATGCATCCACTTACCATTCTCAACATGATCCTTTAGCTCTTGCTCTAGGTATTCGAGATGATCTTGTAGAGTCGCCAATGTAATACCATCGGCTACTTCATAGGGAATCTCTAGTTTTTTGCTCATTGTCAATATTCCTTTTCTGTGCCTTACGTTCCTTTTTCCAGAAGACTCGCTTCCAGTCACGTAGATGTTTCCACCACTGTGGTGGTCGTGTCGAATTGCCTTGCTTTACGTTCGCCATAGGTGCTCATCCATTCCAATACAATTTGTTTTGCTTCGTATCTATTTAAATCATACAACTCTGCAAGATACGGAGCAGCCCCAAACATATTAATCTGTCCACTGTCTCTTAGGGAATCCAAAAAATTAAAGTACTTTTCTTTCATCTCGAAACTCCAATCTTCGCATCGGGATCATCCCAACAAGCATTACGATATTGATACACAAAATTTACCAGACCATCATAGTTGCCCCAACCATTCTCTGGATTGTATTTCTTATATTCCTCGGGATTCGAAAGTAAAATATTCCATCCTTCATCAAGCAACTCTGCAATCTCACTCGCCTTCGTATAGGGTGGAGTGCATTCATCGGGTCGCCAAAGAATCTGATAGAGAGTCTGCCCATTAGAAAGAACAACCTTGTCAGCCATCTTGCCAAGATTGTGAGTAATATTCCCAGTAAAAACCTCAGTGGGCATCATCTTTGAAAGATAGACATCTAGACTCATACTCCAAATTCCTTACGAATCTTATCTACACAATAGTGACCATCCATACCTCTATCACCCATCTTTTCACAGATGGACATGACATCCTGTAGAATCAACTCAGCGAATCTGTTTAACTGTGCTGGCAAAAGTTTATCCGTGTTAGGATTAGTCCAGTATTTTTCTTCCCATATCTTATCAGCAAGTTCTTTAATTCGTTCGTTCATTCTTGCACCCAATCATAAGTTTTCTCAAAGATCTCTCGATCACAAATATACAACTCACCATCAATACCACACATGAGATAATCTCCAGCCTTACCCTGCTTATAATTACCCTCCAAGGTATTGACTCGAAACTCAGTGGGAATCGACTGTGCATGAATTACAATCGGTTTCTTCCTACAGGGTTTCATACCCTCTACAATCTCAAATGTATCAAATACTTTCATATGCAACCTTTTACAGTGAAAATTTTCTCGGAGAAATTTTTTGGCTGCAATTGATTCGCAACCATGTAACCCTATAGAGATTATTATACTACAGAGAATCTTGCAAGACAAGAGATAAATGTAGGGCTGGGGTTAATCGTGTTTCGACCATGAGGTAGGAGTCCCTTCAAATACAGATTTACAGATAATCCCTTTTGTGTGGTAAGGGTATTATATTCGCTTATTCATCCCCATAGTAACCATAGTCCTCATCAGTTCCAAACCCAGCAGAAGCCATAGCCGAGTCGTGGTCGCCATCCATGGAGTCATCAAAGTACTCGCTATAATCACAGGCGATATCGTACACTTCACGTGGCGTCATACCGAAATACTTTGCAACTACATCAAAGTCCATATTGGTATCTTCGAGCATTTCGAGGATATCGTTGATTTGTTCCTTAATTGCGCCCATTATACTCTCCTCAATTGTATGTCGTATGTATGTTGTTTCATTTGGTGGTCGTAGAGACGAATCGTAGTACCAATACCCACTGCATTGTGTAGGTCTGCGAACACTTGCTGCACTGCCACATTTACATTACTGTTATTACCTACACCTCTCTTAATAGCAGCACTAGTAGTGTAGAACGAGATGCCATTGATTGTTACATTGATCTTCATAATAACTCCTTAGGCAGTCTGTGCCAGTTCTTTTGCTTTACGCTTTGCTTCTTCAAGCTGTCGGCGACCCTCAGCAACTAGATCATAACTCTTACGCATCGCCTTTGCAACACCAGCTTCGACACGTGCTTTAAATTCTTCAGGGGTTTCTTTACGCTTACTCATACTATTCTCCTATTAAGCAGTCAACATGTAGGTAGCCAGATCTTTCCAGTCCTTGTTGCTGGCACGAACCTTCGATACAGCAATCAGAGTACGGAGAGATATCTCTTTGCACTCAGTCTTAATGCTACGAATCAGCTTCAGAGCATCAGTCTTAATGGTGGCATCGTACTCAGGCAAGAACTCATCGGATGCAGCAATAAACTCCATACGATCGATCTTCTGGTCTAGAGTCATCGACAGGTCAATCATCATCGAACGACTACGAATGGCTTGGTCGATACGATCCTGTTCCATGTTCGAGATGAAGATCACACGACCAGTAAACTCGAATGAACGTGGCAGATCGTCGTCCTTCATATCGGCATTCCAGGAAATAATACGCTTACCGTAAGAGTCCAGAGCACCTTTGAGAAGATTCAGAGCAATTGGATCTTTCAGAACAGCATCACAGTCATCGAACACAACGATCGACTTGTTGTTTTCGAACAGTGTACGATACAAACCCTTAGCAGTCGAGAAACCCTTAATCATCGTAAAGCACTTACGAGTATTGATAATCGAGCCAACTTGGAAGTCTGCAAGATCAGAGATGTCCTTGTAGCCATTGGCTTCCAGAGTCTTGGTCACAGTGTAAGTCTTACCGAGTCCACCCTCACCAGTGATAACAGCAGAGGGCTGAACACCAGTGGCAACCATGTTCACCAACTTCTCAACGAAACCGAAACGAGTATTGATGTCGTAGCGATTCGACTTCTCAACAGCTGCAGCAACTGCCACTTCGATGTCACCAACCATGGACTTCACACGACGCTCCACATAAGACTTGGAGTAAGACTTGATGGTCTTAGAACCGACTTTTGCGAAGTAGTTGCCAGTCTTGGCATCGAAAGAAACAGCAGTCACTTGGGTCATAATCATTTTCCTTTAATCTCGAATCAATAATAGAGATTATTCCCTAATTGCGAATTTCCGACAACAACTTTCTGGAAATAACCCTACAGAATAGTAGGGATTAGGGAAGTAAGTAGCTACTTACGTAAGTAGACGCTTACTTAGCTCGGTCTGGAGTTTTAAGGCATAGAGACACTCTTCATAACTCTCTCCATTCACCGATAATTCGGCTAGGACTTCTAAAATTTCGGCTAATTTCACTGGATTCATAATCACTCCATATCAAAGGGTAACACCAAAGGGTAACACCGAATTATCGCCCAAAGTCAAATAAAAGACAAATTTATCTTGCAACTTGCAGACTACACTTCCTCCGTGTGCTTTCGTGTATTACCGCATGAACGAGAGCAGAACTCACCACGCTTGTTATGCTTGGCTTGGCACTTTGGGCAGGTTTTTTCTTTATACGCCATGCCTGTTCGCTTGTATTCGTTGCAATTCCGATTTATCCTCGAGACTGTCCACCATTCTAGAGCGACACCTAAAGTAACGCTTTTCCTTCTCTCTAGCAATCGCTTTCTTCGTCTTTGCTCTTGTACAGTACCAGCAATTACAATAATACTTCACTTCTGCTCTCTCCACATCTTCATTGCTTTATCGAGTTGTTCTATCTGTTCTAGTCGGATATCATCCATAATACTCATACCTAGGAATTCAGACGTCATATTACGTTCAGTCATTTTCCAGAGAATATTCCGTTGTTTTTGTAGTGTATCGAGGACTACATCGTATTCTTCAGTCATTTTTCGATTCCCGAGAAGCCTCATAAACATGGATCTTGGATCTTCACAGGAGATAGGATAGCAGGTATGACACGTGCACTTAGGAAAGTCGATAGGATTGTTGGTATTGGTGAAGTGTATCATTTTCTATAGTGCATCCCTTAGTAAATCTCTTGCATTCCTTAGTGATCTTAGCTCGTCTGGATTTTCTAGCACGAATTCGATCCACTCCAGTGCTTCCTTTATCTTCTTTGTATCTCTATCTGCAATTCTCTCTAATTCCATAATCGCTTTAAAGAGTGTAGGACAGTGACTTACATTGACTTCTTTGTAGAGAGCATTGAGATCTTCAAGAATTTGATTAAATTCTTTTCTTCTCTCCGCTAGAGCAGAGTGTACGATATCATTACTCATGTGCGTTCACCGAGAATTAACTTTGAATCTGTACCTGCACCGAGAACACAGCTAACTTTGGCTTCAGACATCTTGAGTAGCGTCCACGTATTTGTAGTCGGATTGACCCAGAGACTATACATTGACTTGTCGTTTATATCGTTACCAGTCCATGTAAGTTTTTCAGTGTACTTTGCACTCTTAAGAGAGTCAATAATTTGATTGGTTTCGGCACAGGGTATTTCATAGTTATAGACGAATTGTGCGAGTGCGGATGTGCTCACGAGTGCGAGAGTCATTAGAAGGATTTTCATGTTTTTCCTTATGAGAATTTTCCGTAGGAGACCCTAAGGAAAGACGACAATAGAGTGTTTCATTACTGCAACTTCTTTTCGAAGCATTTCCAAACTTTTGTTAACATGCACGCTTTGTTGAAGTAGCGTCTCAATTACCTGCTCGATGTCTTTTCTTTCTCTCCATGTACCAATGAATACACCATGCGGATCTCTAAATCCACGTAGGACTATTGGATCGGCAACGTAAACGTACTCAGAGCGAGAAAGAGTGGTAGTACCACTGATGTGTCGCTTTTCCATATTCCTACGAATCCAGTCATTGGCTTCATGATTCGTACCTGCAATTACGAAAATTTTACTCATACTATCTTATTGGCGAGTCGTAGAATCTTTACCTGATCGTTTGGAGCCAGATACGCACGTACATGAATTGAACGACTCATGTCTATCGGATTGTCCTGATACGTAAACTCGACTAGATTATTCTCCAGAATAAACTCAGCCATCTGATGTATCAGTGAAGTCTTTAATTGCTTCTGTGCCTCACGATCTCCATCCTCAAGCATCATACGATAGGAATCAGTGAGTGTACCTCTACCGACTACCATCTTACCACCGATGGCATAGTCATACGTCTTAAAATTTATATCAATCATTTCATCTTCCTACGTATCTCGTCCAGTTCCCAGACGATAATTGCAAGTAACACGATGGCGATTTCCATCATAGCGAATTCTCGTCTGAATCTTCACTTGTCACAATGGCATTATGCAGTGCCATATATCCACAGTCCATACCTGCACCATACATTTCTGGACCAAAACCAAAGATATGATAGAGAACATAACGATACGAACCTTTGTCTATCATTTCACCTTGATAAATTCTCTTAGTCACTGCATAAAATGCATCACAGCGTTCATCATAGGAAAGATTATTCCACCACTCATCGTTCCTTTTCTCGTACTCTTGCTTCGCTTTTTCCATCTCCTGCGAAAGATCAGCGAGTTGTTGCAGTGCTTCCTCTCGCTTTCTCTGTGCTTCCAGAAACTTTGGATCGTCCAATGGTACTACTTCAAAGTCACCATTCGCTAAATGTTTAATATGATTGTTCATTCTCCACTTTCAAATTTCGTATCCCACATTCTTTGGTGCTTCTTCCACTTTGGTCTTGTGATTGGAAGGATACATTTTAGTAAATTCAACGATTTTACTTGCAGTGTCCAGATGTCGTTGTTTCCATGCTCTTAGCTCTTCAAGTTCCTTACCCATGGCGAGGATGACTTCAGTTTCTTGTTGCTGCAGTGTTTTCATTTGTTTTCCTTTGACTTGTGTGATTCAATCCATGCATTGGCTTCTTCCTCAGAGTCAAAGTATGGACTGAATACTTTATTATCTCTCGTCCAGAAGTACGTGTACGTCGGCAAACCAGCATCACGATACTTGATAAGTTTTATCTCACTGATCGTCGTCATCATAGTGATCCCCTGCCCAAATTAGAAAGTAAAGCACCAACGATCCAATTAGTGCAAGTATTATCGTCCCGACCATTTCTCTCGTATCCCATTAATCGTCTCTTCAACAACCCAACCCACGAACACTGGTATCTTATAGAAGATTGCATAAAGTGCCAGTATTGCAATTGTAAAAGGAAAAAACACGATGGTCAGTAGTCCGACAATCCATCGTGCAAACGTGCTCATAGTTGTAGTATTTGTTTCCGACATCTCTCTATCTCGTCCTTTAGTCTGAGTCGCTTTTTCTTTAGATTATGACACTCGATCGACTCATCGTAGTGACAATCCAACTCCGTGATTTCTTTATCGATCGCACGATGTTGCTCAAGTAGGTGCGAGATATGATGCTCAAGTTTTTCTTTTGTAATCATTTTAGTAGCCAACTTCCATTTAGATTGTCAAGGTACTCTTCGTATTCTCTACGTAGCATCTCTTCAAATTCTTTCTTGTAGTCAACTCCATGCATTCTCTGCACGGATCTCGTAAACTCATCATCAGCTGGTGGTGCTACACTTCCCTTCCACTCTTCAAATGTTAGTGCCTTCTCTGGCATCTTTTGATAATCTTTAATATCCATGGTCTGATTCTCTCCTCCCAGTAATTTATTCGATTTGGACAGTCACGACCCTGACGACAGTTTTGATTGCAACACTTATCCACGCAACCACTCCATCGCATCTTTGTCAGTGTAGAGCAATTCACCTGTTTTTTCATATGCTCTATAACATGAAAGGCAGATGGTACGATAACCAACTGCCTTTGAATATTCTCGTGACCACTCTTTGGTCATAATGCTATAGTGCTTCTCAAAATCGTCTTCACGATGACCACATGACAAAATTACAGACATTAGCCACCCCTACCTGCTGCACGTTTGATTGGTTTGATTGTTGTGATTCTATCTATTGACTGCTTGACTAACTTAGTAGCCTCACTGTGTGTAAAACCCTTTTTCTGTAGAGTTTTTCTTGCTTTTTTCTTTGCTTGTTTTAGTAACTTCTTTGCTTCCCATTCCTGCTTGAAAGAGGATGGTTGATTCTCGGGATTCTGTTCTGTCATAATATCTCCATGTTGTTGGAGCGGGTAATCGGACTCGAACCGATGACATTTTCCTTGGCAAGGAAACATTCTACCAACTGAATTACACCCGCATACTACTACTTATAAGGTGAGGGACAATGGTTCAATTCAAGCGAATAGTCGCACAGCAATATGCAAGCGACAATATTCAATAAACAGCCCACAAGAGTTTATCCACGAAGCAACAAGCAGCGACTATAACAGTCAAGTATAATCGTGGAGCATACACTATAAGTTTGAGCACGATTGTTCGGAGTTGGTTTTCAAGACCAGATCCAATATCTTTGTAGGATATTAGGGTTTGCAACTATCCATTCTGCTATCGTATCCGCACTGTCCCTCGAAACTTAGATAATACCTTCCAACTTCAATACCATCTCATCCACATCAGAGATATCGATCACTGTATTCACATTCAGTGTCAACAGTTTGTCTTGAAGGGTTTGTTTCTCACGCTTCAACTGCTTCACAATAAACTTAGCACCATCGATAGTGCTTTGCTCAACAACAGATGTTTCCACTGTGTTGTAACGATCACCATAGATGCGACTCTCATTTGTTGGAGTTGTCTTCATCTTCTCAATACGAGCATTGATCTCGTTCAGAGTCTTAGCCACTGTCTTACCAGCAACATTGCTGTAGACTGCCATCTTGGCATCAATCAATTCAACATCGGTAAGGATGTCGCTGATACCAGCAGAGGCATTTGCCTGTGCAACACTCTTACGAATGTTAAACAGAGCAGTGTTCAATGCTACCTTACGAGTAACATCGGTGGCAAAGTCTGCCATTGCTTTTTCCAAACCACCAGCAACATCGCTGGTGTACTCAGTGATGTTAACTGTATCGCTAACTCCACCACTTGCAATCGCTTTGCGAATTTCGCTTTGGACTGCATTTGCTTTACGCAGGTTAATTGTTTCCATTTCTATTCCTTCAATTCAATACGTATATTATACGTCAATAATCATTGCATGTCAAGCAGCACGCATGTATGACTTGTATCTGTCTGCTGCATAACTTGCAGCAAACGCATTTGGCTTAACAAATGGTACAACATTACACATACCTTTAATGTAACCAACTGCTTCGTTAATTACACATGATGATCCGTGCATTTCATTTGGATTAATATCCAAGTGTACTTGTACTTCTCTGTCTTCCAGAACATCTTGCAGTTTTAAATACAAATCTGCAATCTTGTAAACTTCGTTCATCAATCGCATTCTTGGTTTATCTTTCTTCTGGTCATAGCATCTCTCACGAGTCACTTCACCGAAGATTTTGCAACCATTGTTACCATTAATATGAACAACAATAACTAAGATGTAATCAGCGTACCAATCATTTCCGATATTAAATCGTTCAGAGTCACCACCGATATAAATCTTAGATTCAGGACTCTGTGCCTCGATGAATGCTTTCACTTCATCAATATCGATATCTTTACGCATAATACACCTCTATCTTAAATTGGAGCGGAGTGAGAGAATCGAACTCTCAACAACAGATTGGAAATCTGTAGTTTTACCATTAAACTAACCCCGCACTTGGCATCCCCTGAGAGACTCGAACTCCCACCAACAGTTTTGGAGACTGGTATGCTGCCATTACACTAAGGAGATATTATTTCTTTCTCTGACTAGTACAACTATCATTCCACAATTCTTGTGCTTGAAGTTTGTACTGTTCTATATCATCAAAACAATCTTCGGTGCTGAGAACATCTTGATATTCGTTCTGTGTCACACCTGTATTGTCTTCTTTCTTACCAAAAATTTTATCAAAATTGTTATCGAAAGTTTCTTTGTCTACACTAAATGGTCTTGGTTTACTACCTTTACCACCATCACTCATAAAACTCTCCTGTTCTTTGGTGCCCGATGTCTGATTCGAACAGACCACCGCACGATTACTAATCGTGTGCTCTACCAAATGAGCTAATCGGGCATATACTGGTGGAGGATGAGAGAATCGAACTCTCAATCTCGGCTTGCAAAGCCGATGTTATCCCATTTAACTAATCCCCCAAAATGGCTCCAGTGGCTGGGATCGAACCAACGACCAATTGATTAACAGTCAACTGCACTACCGCTGTGCTACACTGGAATAAAACTTAATATAACTTCTCTGGCAATTTCTGCATCGCTAACTTTTTCTGCCAGCGTTTCTTTGCAGCATTCTTTGCCATCTTTCTCTTTGTCGTAGGTTTAACATACTGCTGGCGATCTTTTATTTCTTTGAGCAAACCAGACTCTTCGACTTTTTTCTTAAACTGTCGCAGTGCCTTCTCAAACTTACCATCTTCTACAACAACTGTACTACCAAACTCTTTGATACGTTTACCTTTCAAATTACGCAATACGATCTCCTTATTATTGGTGCCCCAAGCGAGACTCGAACTCGCAAAATTTGGCTTCTAAGACCAACACGTATACCAATTCCGTCATCGGGGCATAATACTACTTATCTTGGTCGGAGTAGTAGGATTCGAACCTACGACCCTCTGCTCCCAAAGCAGATGCGCTACCAGACTGCGCTATACTCCGAATAATTCTGGTGGTGATGAGTGGATTCGAACCACTGCGCATCTCCGTATGAAGGAGCCGATCTACCAGACTGAACTACATCACCATGGTGCTCCGTGAGAGAATCGAACTCCCATCCTCGGATTACAAAACCGATGTTCTACCATTTAACTAACAGAGCAATTTGGTTGCGGATGATGGAGTCGAACCACCAACTGCAGCGTATGAGACTGCTGAGATACCATTTCTCTAATCCGCTATAAACTTGGCGACTCGTAGGAGAATCGAACTCCTGTGTCCTGCTAGACAGGCAGGCATAATGACCATTATATTAACGAGCCAAAACTTGGTGGAGAATCAGGGAATCGAACCCCGTGGTATCCCGAAGGAGGACAGATTTACAGTCTGCTGCAGTCACCAATGCTGCTCATTCTCCATGGTATTAGTTTTGCTGACGCACTATTTGCTATGCTCAACGGGATTGCTAGCTAGACTTACCGTTTATGTACATAGTTACTCAGGCATGATCAAGCCCATGGCTTACATCAGCAAAACTAATACCACATTTAATTACACTGGGATGTTTGACAACAACTGTCACCCGACAGTTAACCACGTGATCGTCTCACGACTGGTCATCATCCACATTACGTTTCTAGTTGTTCCAGCGTGACCACCGTATCCGCATCAACGATCTACCCTGTAGATCTCCACTTCGTTTCCATCTTTCATGTAACCTAGCAAGAGCCACTTCGGCAAGTGGTTATCCTCTTCTAGGTCACCTACTGGCTAGGGAACCCAATGTAATTAAATCTGGTACACGATAGGAGAATCGAACTCCTCTTCCTGCCGTGAAAGGGCAGTGTCCTAACCGATAGACGAATCGTGCATAGTGGTAGTTTTTTATCAAGAACTACCAAACTTGCTTGCATGGGAGGTGTGTAGGCGAATTGCAACATCCTATGCCATGCTTACCTCATGCGTATGAATTCACACACGACTTAGAGAGGACTTTTGAAGAACTACTATTATACCTCAAACAATCTTGCAAGACAAGAACTATTTTGCAATTTGCTAGTAATTTTTCAACTAGCGACCTCGGAGATCCGATCTCTCTGTCTTACACTCGGTGCACCTATGTTGGCATAGGTCTTTGGTTGTACCACTGTTCCTCAGTGGACACCAAGTGGTGTTTGTTTTTTCATTACTGCGACATTACCATTCTGTCATCTCACTATAATTCTGGCACGGCATGCAGGAATCGAACCCACATTCGCACTTTAGAAGAGTGCTGTCCTATCCATTGAACGAATGCCGTATTGGTGCGAGTAGCAGGAATCGAACCAGCAAGCCGAAGCGGAAGATTTTAAGTCTTCTGTGTTTACCTATTTCACCATACTCGCAGAAACTTTATTATACATCAACAAACATTGCATGTCAACAACTATCTGGTGCCCCTGCTGAGATTCGAACTCAGAACAATTTCTCCTTTTGAGAGAGACGACTTTCCCAATTTGTCCACAGGGGCATGGTAGTGGGTGTGGGAGTCGAACCCACATTGGCCAATTATCTGTTGCACACGGGATATAAATCCGCTGTTTTACCGTTAAACTAACCCACTAAATTTGGCGGAAGATGTGAGAGTCGAACTCACTGACCATATTCCTACGATCTACAGTTTAGCAAACTGCTGCATTACCGTCCTGCCCATCTTCCTAACTCTGGCACCCAATGAGAGAATCAAACTCCCAACTCCTCGTTCGTAGCAAGGTATGATATTCATTTCACCAATCGGGTATTGGTACCTCGTGACAGGATCGAACTGCCGACCTTCTCCTTGTAAGGGAGACACTCTACCGCTGAGTTAACGAGGCAAAATTTTATTTACTTCAGATTGTATTTTATTGTGAGGAACATTGAGATACATTCCAGGACTACGCTGACCAATGCCAGAGTTGTCAAAGAAATTATCGTAACGCACATTGTACTTACCAAAATCTACATTGGTAGTTTTATACGCACCGATTGTTATCACATACTCAGGTTTTGTCTTTACTTGTTTTAACACTGTAGCAACAGACCCTGCTCCTCTACTAAATCCATACAACTGATATGGAACATTTATTGTACTGATAAATTCTATCGCATCTTTTTCTTTATGCCAAGAAAAAGTTTTGCTGCAGTATGCAAGACGACTAGCGTACACATTTAGTGCGCTCTGATCGAACACATCGTTTAATCCTCTGAATGCTATCACATAACCATTACATGCACTAGCAACAAGAGGTAAAAACAGCAGGAATGAAATTATAGTTTTTATCATATGTTTGGTGGAAGCGGTGAGATTCGAACTCACGGAGCCATCTCTGACTCGACAGTTTTCAAGACTGTTGCAATAAACCAGACTCTGCCACACTTCCGTTAATTGGTAGCCAATAGTGGATTTGAACCACTGACCAATACCTTATCAAGATACTGCTCTACCACTGAGCTAATTGGCTATGAGTTTTTATCTATAACGATTAATAAAATGATCACCATAATTAGAACTGCCATTGCCCCATTTTGGTTCTCCTTGTTTGGTGCTGCCTAGTAGAATCGAACTACTTTCCGAGGTTCTTCAGACCCCTGCTATGACCACATCAGCTAAAGCAGCATATTAATTTGGGGTGTCCAATGAGGATCGAACTCATACTCTCTCGTTCACAGCAAGAAGTGCAGACCACTACACTATGGACACCATCGAATTTTGGTAGGGGCACAGAGAATCGAACTCTGGTTTACTGGTTAAAAGCCAGTTACTTTACCACTAAGTTATACCCCCAAACTTTGCCAAACAGAAACATGCTGAGTCTCCCTCACGCTATCTCAACTTTCGTGACTCCTCAATGCTAATTCTATCACACAGGGTAAGTACCTGTGTTTCCTAGCAAGGCACACATCACAGAGAATGTTTCTGTTTGGCAGGGGATACAAGAATCGAACTTGTACTACTTGAGTCAAAGTCAAGTGTGCTACCACTACACCAATCCCCAACAGAATCCCGAATTTTTAAAGAACAGGGCGAGATCTTATCTCATGTTGACATTATTGTCAACCCCTTAAAACAAAAAACCCTCTGGACTTTCGTCTCAGAGGGTTTGGTAAGTAATCTGTTTACTCTACAATTTACTTGCCAAACCCCCTACATGGTAGATTCTCAATAGCATATCCAAATGTTGGACGTGCACTTGACCAATCACACTTCTGTGATAAGGTATGCATCGCAACGGATATGTTTCTGAGTTTCATAGTAGAACGGAATCTTACCTTAATTTGGTTTATTTGTCAAGCAGTTTCTGAAATAACCCTACAACTTGTAAGGTTATCCCAGCGACTACATCTATTTATAACGAATCTTACTTCAAAAGTGAATATTTGTCAAGTATTTTTAAATTTATTTTTAAATACTTTCGTATTCGTCTTTACCTACACCACACTCTGGACATTCAAAGTCATCGGGAAGTTCATCCCACTTACCTTCAGTTGCCTCATCATGCACATGACCACACACTACGCAAATATGATCCATTATAGACCTCCAAGTACTTGTTTGTAAGCATTGGCATGTCGTTCTTCGACTTTCTTCAATGCTGCAAATCGCTTCTCTGCTTTCTTAAGAATCTCTGCAAATTGCTCTGCATGTTCTTTAGACTCAGCGATCTGTTCAACTGCAATACCAGCTGCATGAACATCACCCTCTTTTACTGCAATGGCATGGAACTGCGGATACATTTCTGTATACTCATAAGTCTCTCCATCAATTGCTTTCTGCAAACATTCCTTAGTGGATGGCTTACCGATTAACAACTCAAGATGACCCCATGCGTGTTGGAGTTCTTGGTCGGCAGTTTTCCAAAAATGTTTTGCAACATCTTCGTAACCCTCTTCCATTGCAATCCTAGCGAAATAACGATACTTGATATGAGCCATTGACTCACCAGCCAATGCGCTCTCAAGATTTTTTAATGTCACTGACATATTACCCTTTCAATTTCTATATTACATTTTTCCAAAAAGTCTAACCCGATACTGTCTCTGTATGTATCACGGTAATACACTTTACTTATCCCTGCTCCATAGAATTTGCTTCTGCATGAATCACTTCATCTTTGGTTACCAAACTCACTGTGTCATCTGAATGCTGAATTGTATTCTCACATTCGTTTGTCCATCCAGATGGCATACCATTATATCCAATTGAAATGATACGATTGTCTTTCACGACAACCGCACCGACCTGCAATCTTTTCGCACTTGATAGCTGAGCAAATCGTTCAGCTGTGTCCATAAATGCGTCAACCCATTTCTGTTTCATACTCACCTCTGTCTAACTTATCAATGATCTGATAAATCAACTCATGATCCATTTCTGTAGATCCATCTTCGAATGGGACGACTTCAACAGAGTCATCTTCTTCGTTATACCAAACCCAGATACAAACTTCATCCTTTGGACGATGAATCAATGCCCATGGAGTCTGTTCGTGCTCAGGAAATTCTTCTCCATTGAGAGAATCTTTATGAACAAATACTGCGAAAGACATCAGTGAGTGATTACCACCTTCAATGTACTCTTCATCTGTGTCTAAGTCTGCATATCCATCAAAGATGATCTTCACACCAAGTCTACATTTTTAGCGATATGATTCTCAAGTCTAAACTGCACACGCTTACTTTGTCTCTCTCCAGTGTAAATCATCCACGTTGGTTGATGCACTGTTTCTCTATAAGATTTAAAGATCTTATGTTGTTTGTAATCTCCTGGATAGATGTACTCATACAATTGCATTTCTATTTCCGATTCATATGCTACGTATGAAACACCATTCACCACTACCTCAACAATCAATTTTGGGTACTTTGGAATGTTCACAAAAGTAACACCAATGTTTTTACAATCCATAAAAGAACCACGACTGCTCGCAAAGCATACCATGTTCTGTTCTGAATACTCAGGTTGTGATGGAGCAGTAGCACTACCGAAGACTGCAGCGATTAATGGATTGATAGTTATCAAACCACTCACCACACCACCATGAATATTGGCATATGTGTTGCTTCTTGTTTTACCTTTCTCATCAATCACAGAAGTGAATGCTTGCAGATCTGAAACCCATTTCGGTTGTAGTTGCATGCCGATGTTTAGTGTAACAATAGAACTGTTGCGATCTATCTCATAGGCAGGTCTGCTCACTGTAAATGCAATCATGCTGTTTACATTGTCCAGTTTATCAACTACACCTCTACGTTGTTCGTGTTCTCCAAACTCAATGTTGAACTCTTGTTCATTCTTGCCTGTTACACGATTATCTTTCTTTTCTACTACATCTGCAATAATAGTGACTTCCACACCAGAGTTTACTTGTTTATACTCTGTGACACGAAAAGACTTAATGATACCACCATTGTACTGCTTGGCACTATCACTATATTTTCCGTTTTTGTATTCTTGCTCGCCTGTGATGAAAGTACCAGTGACACTCTCAAGTGCTTGCATCTTTGCGTTTGCAAGTGCAGCATCATAGGTAGATCCATAGCCAGTAACTGTTACCTCTTTTGCACTGGCGATGTTACTAATCAATAGCAGAATTACGAAAAGATATTTCATTTTGCGAGCATCATCGATTTAAGTTTAGCAGAAGATTCAAGTGAACGCTTGTCCACTACGATCATCACTGTCACATTCTTACCATCATCGGTGATTTTGCGATCATCGATATATGCCCCACGGAGAATACCAGAAGATTCTTCTACGATAGACTCAGTGATTTTCTGAGACATTTTAGTTGCTCGATCTTTGCTAACATTTTGATCAATCAACGCATCAGTAAAAGCATCAGATGTTTTCTTCGACTTTAGATCAGACTGAATAAACTCTACAATGTTACGCTTTGCACGTAGTGTTGCAAGGTTCATAGCCTGTTCAATGCCAGCATCATGTTCAATTGGCACGTTAGCAGATGCAGTAGATTTAATTGCTTTCCAATCACCAAACGTAGAAAACTCTACCTCAACCTTACCGAAATTCTTCGCTAAGGAAGCACCCTCCTGTGTCATTTGTCCAGTAGGTTTAGTCGAACTACATGCACCAAGCATCAGTGCGATTACAGCCATAGCGAGGATTCGCTTTTTCATTTCACATTCTCCTTAATTACAACTTTCGCATTATCAAGTTGTCTATCTGCAAAGTTAGCAAAATTACTAAACCCAACAGTTGAGACAATTATACCCAAAACAAAACCAATAATAAGATTAGTCATTTTTTGGCACCTCGATCTTTTCTAGTTCTTCGGCAGGATCCCATTCATCTTCATTGTCCTCTTGCCAAGCACGAACATCTTCAGAGATACAAAACATCTCATTAATCTCAGAAGGAATTTCTTCCTCAATCTCATCAGCTGACATGTCAGAATATTCGTAGAAGTCATCGTAACCATCTTGGTAACGACCACAAAATGCCATTCCAGGTTCATAGTAATAAGCATCTACGTTCCAACCCTCTCCGACGAGAAACTCGTAAATGCAAGTGGGTGGTGACCAAGCAGAGTCAAACGAAATTGTGACAGTAGTTTCATCTACAATTTCATATCCAGCGAGACTGATATCCCACTTCGTACCCCAGTTTTCTACATTCCAGCTGTACCAATTTTCTTCTTGATCAGCAGGACGTGGTCGCAGAATATTGAGAATTTCATAAGGACTATCTCGTTCATCTGACTTCTTCATCTCAACGATAAGTTGATCAATCTTTTCTTTTGGACCAGTTAAAGTCGCATAGTTGTTGCACCAATTAGGCATGATATAGTTTTCCTTTCACTTCATGAATGCTTCAAATAGAGAGATGACATCATTAATGTTTTTAGCATTAACTGCCATTTTGCTTTCTTTGCCATCAGCAAATGTCTTAGTGTACCCACCTTCTTTGAGCCACTCTTTCATTTGTTTCTTCATAGCCTCAAGTTTATCGTCTTGTGCGTTAAACTCGAAGGTTACTTTTACTGGTTCGTTGGATTCGACTGTAGACCAATACCACATCATATACATGTTGTTGCGTGCACTGCTCAAAAAGAATGTCGAGGTCGAATTGATTTTAATCTCTCTCAACTTATTTTTGAATACATGATAGTTAAGAGTAAACCATTCAGGCAGACTCTCAAAGTTATCATACTGCTCGTTCTGAAATTCAGAGAACATCGAGGACAATGGCTTCATAATAAAACACTCCTTGTAGTGACCAGAAACAGAGTTTGCTTCTGGATTTTCAGTTGCAATTAAATAAGACTCAAGTAGGAAAGACTCACCATCTTTTTTACCACCAAACAACTCCAGATTTCTTGCAACAATGTAGCAGTGCTCAAACAAGAATCCTTTGTCCTTTAAATGGGCAAGGCAACGATCTCCATTTCCCTTGCCAACATAAAGTAGTTTGCCATCGTTGTCGATGTATTTGTAGACGTATTGTCCCAAAGTTGCAAAAAATTCACTAGTAGGTTTTTCCATAATATAATTATACTACAATTAGGTATTTTTGTCAACACCTTTTTTTGCAGGTGGAGGGATGAATCCTGCATCCGCTACAAGTTTATGTGTAATCTTTGGAAACAGCTTATGCAACTTCTGATCCTTAACTGCAATTACTACCTTCGCTTCCTCTGGATGAATACCTTCCAATAAACCAACAAACAGAGATTCTCTCTTTAAAGGTTTTATGTCTGGTCGCATGAATACATACAATCTACGTGCCTCAGTATAGAGATTTGTCTCTGTCATGCCCATAGGTTCAGAAGCAGGTTTAAATGGTGGTTCACCCTCTGGCAACAACCACTTATGACTATCCAAGAACGCATGAGCAAATAGTGCTTTCAAAAGAAACTCACTTTTGTATTTCTCAATTGTTTTTGGGTCTTCGTTAATTTCTTTTAACATTTCTACAAGATATTTCTTCATTAGAAGTCCTCGATTTCATCCAACAATAAACGACAACGATGTTCCATGAGATAATTCATCACAGTCATCTTATCTCCCTTAGGTTTACTACTTATGTATGTATTCACGATAGACTGTTTGACTTCTGCTGGAATATTATCAAATGCAATTAGTTTTGCATTACGTTGCCAGTTTCGTTTTTCCTCATCAGTGCGACATGCATCAATACCCTTTTCATAAAACTCTGCCAGTCTTTTTGCACTGACAGGTTTTTGACGATCTCCAACTACAAACACATCATCCTTAGATAGAATGTTTGGAATACCATCACCTGTGTCACCTTTGACAATATGCTCAACAGTAAAGTCTATGATTTCCTGCTTTGAAGCAGTGATAAACTTCTTCTGCATAGGTGACCACTGACGCACATTACCTGACGAGAATGGTGCGAGTTGTAGTTGCTTGAAGTCTTTGTCAGAAGAAAGAATAAGAATCTTCTGTGGTTCTTCAACCAAACCAGCAAGCATCAACTCATTACTTTGCACATACTCGGTAAGCACTGCAATAATATCGTCTGCTTCAGCACGATCAACATGAATCACTCGCCATGGAAAGTGCTCTGCAATCTCTTGACGCATCTCATTCAATGTGTCAAAGATCAAGTGCCAATCCAAGTCGGAGTTATCACGCATCTTTTTACGACTAGCCTTGTAGTGTTCAAAGACTTCTCGTCTCCAATACTTACGACCATCGCAACACACGACAAGTTCTCCATACTCTTTAGCATACTTTTTCTTGTATGACTTGAGAGTAGAAAGAGTCACGTGACGAATAAGATTCTTCACTTCAGACTCTGTTCCTTTGAGTTCTCGTTGGAAGGTAAGAATGGCAGCAAGTGCCACTTGTGAATAGTCAACTAAAATCATAATTAAAATGCTCCCAACAGAACACACTCTGCGTTAATACGACCATTTGGTGTGCTAGATTTTGTAGTAAGTTTCTTAATCGCACCATTGAGTCCACGTTTACCAAGTGCAGTATCCTTAAAGAATTCTTCTGGTTTGCGTAGTGTAAATGATAGCGAATCCTTGATGCTGAATCCGATAATCGTAGTTCCTTTGACACCAAGTGTGTCCATCTCTGCCTTGTATACTTGAACCTTACGGTATTTCGTATTGTATACCCACAACTCACTGGCAGTGAGAATGTCTTCTGGTTTACAAGACTTGAGTTTAAGTTCAGCAAACTCTCTCATAAATTTGAGTTTACCAACAACTTTGCTTGGTGGTGTTGATTTACGCTTACGTGGTGCACGTGTAGCCTTAGCAGTTTGCACCATCTGCTCGCAGTCTTCAACGATCTGTCCAACAAACTTATGAAACGCTTTCAATTCTCGTTTTGAGAAATTGCTGTATCCCTCAACAAGCTGTTCATCTTCTTCATTGATGGCATCTGCGAGTTCGTTATATGTTCCAACGAACAGATCACCGATCTTTTTAGCGATGGGTGCTGATACTGAATTAGCCAGCAAATAGTTTTTGGCAGAGAAAGTAGTCTTACCTTTACTCAATACAAAGTCATCAATCGCACCTTCGATTTCACCAGCAAGTTCTCTGGCTTTTTCTTCGATACGCTCTTGAATAGAAATAACATTGGTCTTAACGACTTCTGTTTTCTTCTCTTTGACAACCTTATACTTGAACATGAGGTCATCAACAGTTTTGCTGATGAAGTCGATATGCTTTTCTGTTAGGAATTGCTCACGTGTCTTCAGACGACAGATGATTGCCAGCTGTCGGATTTCTGAATCGCTTGCTTTGCTGATAGCCAATACTTCTGCTTTCTTGCTAAGTTTAGCAAAGTACTCCAGAGCAAACTTACGAAGTTGTTTTTCGTTTGCATGCTCTGTGTACCAAGACAGTGCTGTATTAAGACTCGAGTTGTAGTTGTCAAGTGTAACAACTGGTTCATTAGCCATCGTTTCTTTGCGGGATGCAAGAATAGCGTGACCTTTGATACGACGCTTTGTTGTTGCCATAGGTTTGTAACCTCCATTAATAATATCTATTATACATCAATTCACAATAAAAGGCAACAACTAATTTGCAATAACCCCACGAGGTGTAGGGTTATTTCGACGTGACTTTCTCATACAACTCCACAAATTCTTCATGCTCTGCAACTTCTTGTGCAAGGTTTTGTCTGTGGAATGTTTTTGCAATTTTGGAGATAACTTTCTTAGGAATTTGCAATTGATCAGATTGATCTTTTACAATTTCTTTAATCAAATCACGCTCTGCTTCTGTGCGTGTCATTGAATCACTAATTTCACGAATTGCTTTATGCAATTCGGTTTTCTGTTCACTCGTCAAGTTCATTATTTACCTTTCACGTTGACTGTTGCTCTAAATGCTGCAGGAACAATAAATGCAGCTAACCAAGTTTCCAGTGTATATGGAATAACCAACACTGGAAATAAAGTATTGAGTGCCCAAATAAGTGCAAGTGGAGCACCAATAATAATTGCGACTGCTAAGATAAGCATAATCACAATGTTTGTTGATGTTGGTTCTAACTTAATCATAAATCTGCCTTCACTTCTTTGATTGAGTCCCAGCGGAACGATCTCCACTCTTTTTTGTCTTCGTCAAAGACACGCACTGCGGATCCAGAAGTCTTGCTATTTGTCTCTTCCTCCAACCCAGTGCTTGCCTTTGGCTGTTTATCTGCAGGTATTCTTCCTGCGGAGAGAGTGCATCGCATTGTTCTTTCTGTTCCATCTTTTTTGGTAAAAGTAACGCACAGATCTTTGGTGTGTTCATCATGGAGAAGTCCTAGTAACCAGTTTTTAAATTCAGGTGTTTGATTCGCTGGAATGGTTTTCATGATTAAATCTCGCTTTCAAGTCATTAAGTATAGGTGTGAAAAATTCTTCAAGTTGTTTCGGTGTGTAAAATGTTGTGTGTTTACTGTTTACGATATCTTTACCATGCTCATCTTGCATGTACTGCGTGATAGTAAACTCTACAATGTTATACTTGTAGTCTTTAATCTTAATGGTGGTCATAAGTCCACCACGAAAGATTTCATAGGTATTGTCCATAAGACTCCTTCTTGTGTTTAGGATTGCGAATGTACTTGACCTTGCTCTCCACTGTTCTCATACGATACTTTGGAGTGCGAAGATCCTTTGCAACAGGATTTCTAGGTTTTGAAGTCTTATTATACATGTTCTAGTTTTGCAAAGCAAATTTCTTTAGATATTCCTTTGCATCCTTATATTGTGTTTGTTCTATCGTTTCTTCTGCATGTGCAAGAATAATCATCTCCTGCAAATAATCTGCAAGTTTTTGATCTTCATCGTCCAGCAAATTGTACCATTCAAAAAATTCTTCCTCTGTTTCTAGAGTCCACATATGGTCTAGCATTTCTACTTCATATTGTGAAAGGTTATTTATCTGAATCATTGATGTTACTCCATGTTTTCAATTTATCTCGTTTCTTCAATGCATTACTGTAGACAGTATCTTCATTGACGATACCTCTCCGCATCATCATCTCAATCATACAAACCAGATCACCAAGTTCTTCTTCGAGTCTTTCTCGGTTTGTTCTTCCATTATGGACACCTTCAATTCCAAATCGGAATACTTTACTTATCGCTTGAGTAACTTCAGCACACTCTTCCTGTGCAATAAGCATAATCTCTCGTTCGCTCGAATTCATTACATAATCCTATAAAAAACACCAAACATATAAACTGCCAACAGTCCAGCATTGACTACAATTAAACTCTTTTCCTTCATTCGAATTGCAGCCCACAACCAAACAATCGCACCAACATTGAACAGATACACATTCAATGGATCAATCGCCAGTGCAGTTGCCACTGCACCAGCAATCGTTAGTGCTGTACCAAACCATTTGAGAAATTCAGTCATCGAATTTCCTCAACAGTAACACGATACATTTTACCGTTTCTGTCTACAACAGACATGGTTTTCTTAGTTGAAAGAAATTGTCCATCATCGGACAGATCCCATCTAACTTTTCCAACATTATCAATGTGTGAAAACATTTTGAGAGAATCATCTTTCAAAGAGTCGCTAATTATTTTAGCGATGTAATCACAGTATGCCAACATATTAACCCCAATCTTTCTTATCACCAAATTGCTCATTGTATTCGTAGCCCATAAAGTAAGCACGCATTTCTGCAATGCTCATGTCCTTAGACTCGATTCGGTCACCACGATACGATCCCTCAGGATACCAGTGTGGATCTTGTGGACGACTATAGTGACTATCAGCTGCACCACGATCAAAAGGACTACCATGACTACGATCAAAAGTTTGACCACGATATTCAATTGTATTGTTCATTTAAATTCTCCATAATAATTTGCGTCGTCATTTGCACACTCATCTGCATACGACAAAAACTCATACTGCTTTTGCAACTCTTCATCGTGACGCTGTTCAATAAACTGCATCACAAAATCATAAGAATGCCCAAGTTTAGCACAGATCTGATCTGCAGTAAACCCCTGTTCAATCATTTGTTCTAAAGTCATTATACACGCTCCATTGCTTTAACACCAGAGTACATCACACCAAGACCAATCACTGCAACTACTGTTTGAGCCAACAGTGCATCTGCAGTAGTTTCCATACCACCGACTGCACCGAACACGAGAAGAAACCCAACAACTAAACGAATCGAACCCTTCATAACAACTCCTTTTTCACTTTTCATACCTCTATTCTACCCCAGATTGCAATTAAAGACAACACCTTTTTTCAATAAAAAACCCCTGTATCTAACAGGGGTTTGGGAGTAAGTTAGTGCTTACTTACTAGTGGATCCGAGGATGGTGTAGGGTAAATAATACATCTGCAAACACCACCACACCCAAAAATCGTATGGGGTTGTCATCCTTTTAACTCACCTCGTTCAATAAGTTTCTGCTTATTGTAACGATGCATTTCTTGCACTAACTCTTTGTTCTCGCCATTGTAAAGAACAGCATAGTTGTTATCAATCATCCACTGATTGAGACTAGTGCCATCTTCCATAATGAACACAGCAAGGATGCGTCCAAACTTATCATCATTACTGTCAGACTTTTGCGTTTCAATTCTTACCCAAGAACCAACTGGAAGTTTATCAGTTAGTTTTTTCTTGGATAACTGACCACGCACCTTTTCTTCAGAATCAGTAGTTCTTGATTCTGGAGTATCAATGCCAGCCATACGAACACGCTGGTTTGCAAGAACAATATTGAAACCTAGATCAAGATCTATGTCAACAGTGTCGCCATCTAAAACTTTTAGTATTTTCGCTTTGTACTGATACATGATTAATCGTTTCTAAAGTTACGATGAGTTGGATCTCCAGGTTCTAACTCTGGCATGCGAGTCATCATCTGTGGTGGAGTATCCATACCAAATCCAGTTGCTGCACTTGCAACACCACTCATCATACCACTCATTGATGGCATAGATGGTCTTGGTGGCAAACCACCTGTTGGTGATGGAGTGCTTGGTGGAGTGGATGGTTTGTTAGTCCAACCAGCATTTGCTGCCTTTAGTGCTTCTTTCTGTGCTTCTTTATCACCACCAGCAAGCATAATGCCTGATAGAGTTCCTGTTAGGAATGTAGCGATTGGTATGATCAATTCAAAGAATTTTTGATCAATTGGACTAATAGCGTTGAGTGGTTGTGTAACAAAAATAATAGAATATAGAACCACAAAAACGATTCCTGTTAATGTCAACGCTAAACAAATTCCGATAAAGAATTTGAGACGAGCCATTAACTGTTCTTCTGTATACATAAATTGTTCATTCATTTGCATGCTCCTGCAGGTTGTTGACACATAGGTGCAGGTGTTGCACCTATCGGTTCTACTCTAGTTGGTGGTGGACCAAGTCTAGGATCTCTCTGTCCCTTAAAAATATGCTCTGGACAAGTTCTTGTTACATCACATGTAGGCATCTTGCACATTTCTTTGTCCCAGTTTTTAGGATCTTGACAAGGATAGCGAAAACGATCTCCACCAAAATATGCCAATCCAATAGGTAACAGTAGTAAAAGTACTAACCATTTAAATAATTTTTTATCATTCATGCCAATCTATCCTTATAATTATTTGGCTAATGGATTGTCTAGTGCTTTTTGAATTTTATTATCTATTTCTTTACGGATTTGACGAACATCCTGTTCAGTCTCTCTAGATAACTGTTTACCATCACGCTCGACTTGCTCAACTACCTTCTCCAAACGACGAATATCATTTTTCAAGTCATTTTTAATATCACGAGTATAATCAGTTGTCTTCTGAGAGTTTTCTTCAATTACAGCTAGACGCTTATCGTACTCGGATAAATCTGGTGCAACGTATTTTTCAATTCTTGTTTTCATGTCCTGATAGGACTTATAAACCTCAAACGCTCCATACAGACCACCGAGTATTGACGAAACAATGGTGAATGCAACCATTAACTTTGCTGGAGTAAATTCATACCCACCGATGCTAATGACTGTGTCTTTACTAGCAAATTTCTTTACACTTGACTCAAACTCATCTACTTTCTTGTTTAAATCTACCTTCTCTTCCATACTTTCCTTCTTCCTTAGTTGGACAGTGGATTATCCAACGCTTTCTTAATTTTATCGTCTACTTCTTTTCTCAATGCACGGATTTCCGCTGTTGTTTCTTTTTGATTTCTGACCAATTCTTGATTTACTTCTTTTACACTTTGATCAGTGTATCTACGTACTTCTTTAATTGTTGCATCATTATCACGTTTCATTTGATTCAGCGTAGTATCATTCTCACGTTTCATTTCTTTAATTGCTGCATCTGTATCTCGTTGTGCTGTTTTTGTAGATCTTTCTACACCTTCAACAACACCTTCTAATCTACGAACATCGTTCTTAAGATCGTTTTTAATAGTGTCTGTATACTCTACAGTTTTGTTAGTACTAACTTCAAGCACCTCAATCTTTTTGTAAATGCCTTCTAAATCAGGTGTGACATACTCAGCGATCTTTTTCTTCATGCTTTGATAGTCTTTGTAAACTTCAAATGCACCATAAAGACCACCCAAAAGAGATGACACTAGGGTAAACGCAACCATCAATTTTGCTGGTGTGAATTCATATCCACCAATACTAATAACTGTATCTGCACTAGCATATTTCTTAACTGCTGCTTGAGCATCGTCAATCTTTTTATTGACGTCCTTTATTTCTTCTGTCATTTGGTTTTCCTATATCTTTCCAGATCCCCCAAGGATCGTGTATTTTGGTTTTTTGTTTTTTAGGTTCTTTGTAATACCAAATGAATACTGAAATCAAAACAAACACTTCAATAAAATAAAATATCATGAACGATTCAAACAAAATACTCATTTAGGGTATTGTGCCTCAATCATTTCATTATGTAATCTATCAGAACCAGACATTAATCTTCTTCCAACTGGATTGTCAATGGTTCTTTGATTATTATAAATGCTAAATGGTCTATATCCTACAACATCTGGTAACATTGTTTTACCATATGTATCAAATCCAGGTGTGTACCCCATTGCTTGGATAACTACATTTTGAATTTGTTTCTGAGATTCTAAGTCAGCAACTTTACCCATTTCGTTAGCAAGGTTCTTACCTTTTTCTACTGCTTCTGCTCTTGCTGCAGCTTCTCTTCGTTCTTGGAGTGCTTGACGAGTAGTTGGTGCTGCTGGCTTATCAGATGACGCTGCAGTAGTATTAGTATTCTGTGACGGAGAATTGCCTCCAGAGCCTTTCGAAGCATCATCTTTTTTGTCCTCTTGTTTGTCTTTACTGCCTTTTGGTTCTGGTTTATCCCCACCTTTTGGTTCATTCTGAGCCACTTGTTGCGGTGGAGGTGGAGGAGGTGCTAACTGAACTGCAGCTGGTGCAGTATTAGTAGTTGATGCTTTAGTAGTGATTGCTTTATCTACATTGGTATCACCAGTAGTTGATACACCAGTTGAAACAGAACCATCTGTATTAACAGTAGTTGTAACAGTATTGACTGCTACTTTTGTATTAGCTGGATCGTTTGCTTTAACTGCAGCAGTGTCTGATAGAGATCCATTAACTGCATTAGCCACAGTTGAGTCTGTGGATATTGGTGTTAGATATTTGATAGCGTAAGCAGTAGCATATCCCTCACACTTTGTTGAGTATAATGAATCTTTAATACACTGAGAATTTAAATATGCTTCTGCGTATCCAGGACATGTGGTACTGTATAATGGATTAATAGAACATTGATATGTTAAATAAGCACTAGCGTATCCAGGACATGAAGGATATATTAATGGAGTAGCAGTACATTGTTGAGTAAATAGTGCTTCTGCGTATCCAGGACATGATGCATTATAGAGTGGATTCGCATTACATTGCTGAGTAAGGTATGCTGCAGCATACCCTGCGCAAGATGTAGATGACAACGGATTTACTACGCATGGGTCTGGTGTATATTTCCAGCTACTAAATTTATTAAATACTGCGCCAGTTCCATGCACCTCATCGACCATAGCAAATCCACCCATATCGCCTAGCAATAATGAGTTACTAAAAATGTGAGAGTAATTAGTGGATCCAGTTGAATTCTGTTCTGAGTGAATATGACCAGTAGAATATAAAATGCTATGATCATTTTTTGTTACTGCAACACCAACAGCAAGAGATGAATCAGCCCACTCTGAACAACCTAGTGTTCCATCTGGATTTGTTCCAGCAACTGAACACCATCTACCACCTAGCACGTAATCATAACCATAATTCAAACCATGTATTTTTAATCCAACACCAACTAAGTCTAATGCTTGATTAATAGCGTAACTTTCAGCATACATTCTTCGACTAGTAAGAATATCGTTGAACCCAGCACATGATGATGAATACGCTGGATTTGACATACATGGATCAGTTGTATAATTTAAAGTTAAAGATGGTTGGCGAACTTGTGGTCCATAATAACCTGCCCAGAATAATTTAAAGTTAAAGATGGTTGGCGAACTTGTGGTCCATAATAACCTGCCCAGAATCTACTATCTTTACCAGTGAACGATAATTGCATAGCATCACCTGCAAGTAAACTATACTCACTGGAAAAGTTTTGTGTTCCTGTTTTTAACTCAAAACTATTTGTTGGTGTATTGTAATTATAAGTGTAAGTTTCAAGAGCGATATTACCACGCATCAATCTGACTTGACCACTTAATGTTCCTGACTGTTCACCTGAGTTATTGATAAGCCAAGAGTAATTGTATCCATTAATCTTTATACCAGAGTTTGATAAGTTTAATGCGTGTTGTAGTGCAAATGCTTCAGCAGTTATTGTTTGTGTTGCTGTTGCTGTCGTGTAGCCAAAGATTAATGTGTTTGTTCCTGCATTGAATGCTGGTCCATTACCACCACCACTAAATCCACCATTTTGCCCAGCAACTGAGCCAGTCCATGCACCGACTGTTGGTGTTAGTATGTTTTCAGATGTTATTGGAGTTTGTGCTTTAGCTCTTGGTGTAAATGCAACCAAGCCAACAACCAAAAACATTAATACCCAGAATCTCATTTAGTCTTTACTCTTGACTTTTTGTGGGACTCTGTCTGGGTTTGCATCCCAAATTGCTTTGGCTTGTTCACCAATTTTACCATCTATCGGACATGGTGTTCCAGCATTCATCATTGCTGTAAA